GAACGCGGTCGATAATCTTCGCTCCCGGACTCGATCCCAGCAGAAACGTGCCGACCGGGAAATCACACCGTTTGGCTGCAAACAGGCATTCGTTGATCGCCCACGCGCTGTTTCGCAGCCCGCAAGGATCGGCGCCGTAATCGACTGGGTTTGAGGAAGGCATTTTATGCTGAGAGTAGCGGACAGGCGACGCGACTGAGGTCGCCGTAAATATCCTCCTGAAGGCGTTGAGCAACCATTGCCACACGCTTGAGGCGGAACCGGCCCGTGTTGACGTAGCGAAGTTGGAACTCATAGCCATCTCTGGTAAACCCGCCGGTCTGCACGTCGCACTTGTCCGGGGGTTGCGGCAGGGCAATGCGCGATCGCGTAGGCGGCTGGTAGTATTTGACCTCCTGGCAGTTGATCACCGCCGGAGGGCAGGAAATCTCACCGGGCTCGCAGTTGCGGTACTTGGCGCAGTCCTTGAACTCGGCCCACGGCTGCCAGCACTCGCCTTCGTTGGCCTTGAAGTAGACCTTCGATTCAATTTCGCCCATCACCTGGTCATACCACTGCTCAGCGCTCACCAGGCGCTTCTTGTTGGTAGGCTCTGCGAAAGTCAGCGAGCGCGTCTCAATGGTCCAGTCAATCGGCGCATCATCGAACCCATCGAAGTCAAACTGGCCGTTCTTAGTGACCTCGTACAGACCGATATCGCCTTGATTCAGTCCAAAGACAAAGCATCGCTCCTGCTTCTGGATTCGCACCGTCAGCATCTGGAGAATATCAACCCCGGTCCAAACGCCTTCCCACGCCGGCGGTAACTTCCGTCCCATACCAGAGACAAGGTCGAAATCCAGCACAACCATTCCGCGATGCACGACGCCACGGCCGTTGACCTTCTGTGGCTGGATGGTCATCAGCATCCGGTTGTCGAAGTTTACCGCGCTAGCAGCTGTCAGGTAGAACTCAGTGTCGTAGGCTAACGCCCGGACGACCTGGCGGCTGATCGGCGTGTTGCCAAACTCTGTGAAGTCGCGGCGAGCGTAGATCAACGACCGGATGCCATCTTGAGCGCGGAAGAACAGGTCGCCGTTGACTGGGACAATCGACTCATGGTTGAACGACCCAAAGTTCAACAGCGCGAATCGCTGGATCGGATAATTAAGATCCTTCCAAACATCGCGGTCCACTGGAGCGTTGAACGCGTAGGTGGCTGTCGGGGTAAAGACCAACAGGTCGCCGTCTCCCAGTGACGTGTCCAGGTTGGCCGCGAACGCCAGCCCGGTGATCGGGCCGTTGCTGACTGCAAACGCGCCACCTTCATTTAGGAACGTGTTTTCGGTGAATCGAATGACTGAATTGCGACCGTAGATTGGGTCTCCGTAGACCAAGTCGCCACCGTAGTATTCTGACCCTCTAGCGACCCAAAGGCGCCCCTTGCCGTAGGCCATTGGGCCGCCGACTGGTACCTCCTCGCTAGTGGCCCTGCGAAACACCATGCCGTTGTAGAGGTACGGCGCGCTCTGTTGGTCTTGGACAATCAGCCAGTTCTCCGCCTGCTGGAAATAGACGTGCGTTGCAAACGGGTTGTTTGCCTGAAGCCAGTACGCGGTAAACTGAGGCCCAAGCAGCGGACCGGCGTCGATGCCGGGCGAATACGTTGTGAATGTCGTGGGAGACGGAATTGTCTGCACCACAAAATCACCAAAGAAACCCTCGGGGTAAAGCGCACCTGGAGGCTGAGTCAGTCTAACAACCATGCCCGGCGCAAGACCGTGCGGCGCTGCGGTGACATAGGTGGCGACGTTTGATACTCGCCCACGTGTGTTGACTAAGAATGTCCCTCCGGTAGGCGTCCGATCCGTCACCCGGAAATTGTTCCCAATGTCGATCTGGAAGATTTTCCCGCTGATTGCAACGTACAGGTATGGCTCCCCTTGATCATTAGTGTAGGATCCGCAGCCTTGGAAATAACCCGTCTTAAACGCGGATTCTACAGCGGCGTTGTAGTAGCCGTTGTTGAGTAGCGCCTCTGGATCATCGAAGGTGAGATTCTTCACCCAGATTCCCGGCCGCGCCTTGGGAAACCCGCCGCGCACCGTCGTGTTGACCGCCCAGGCCAGCTGGTTCGGCTGAATCAATGACGGCGAAAAACCGCTATCCACCCCGCCTTCAGCGGTGAGGAGGCCATCAACGATGCGATTTTTTTCGGCGACCATGACGCTTGAAGCCATTGAAAGGCCAACCCATCATTCCCGCAAGATGAATGAAAGCCCCGATTACTTGTCTATACCGTGGCGTACAAAAGACCGTTTCCTGATCGAGGCTGAGATGGTGCGTCGCGGCGGCTACATCCAAAACGGAGGCGTAAAGTACGGGCGCGGCAAATACTACCACTTCCGCGAAGCCATGACTGCGCTCTGGCCGCACTTCGACTGGCACGACTGGTCTGATCTCCTGATCCAGACATTCGTCGAGAACCAGGAGGTCGGCATCATGGGTCCGGGGTCATCTGGCAAGACATACAATTCAGCAGCGTTCGGACTCTGCACGTTCTACATCTACCCAACCGGCACCTCGATCATCATGTCGTCAACGACGCGTGAGGGTCTCCAGCTGCGAATCTGGGGCTCGATCAAGGAGCTTCATAACAAGGCCAAGGCGAAGCGTGAGTGGCTTCCGGGGCGCGTGATTGAAAGCCGATTCATCCTGACCAGTTCGGATGAAGATGCCGAGGCGCAAGACTTCCGTGATGGCATCATCGGTGTTGCGTGCAAGGTCGGCGGTACGTTCGTGGGTCTGTCGAACTACGTCGGCTTGAAGAACGACCGCGTCATGTTGATCGCGGATGAAGCGTCGCTGATGGGGCGCGGCTTTCTGGATTCAGTCGCCAACCTCCGCAAGAACCCGGTGTTCAAGCTGATCGCGATGGGTAACCCGAAAGACCGCAACGACGCGCTAGGCGTGGTCTGCGAGCCGCACCCTACCATCGGTGGCTGGGAGGGGCTTGAGTACCTCGAAAAGACTCGCACCTGGAGAACGCGGGCGCCCGGCGGTGTGGCCGTCCAGCTGTGTGGGTACGACACGCCGAATGCGAAGTTTCCCAAGGGCACCAACCCGTACAAAGGCATCATCACGCCGGAGCAGATTCAGGCGGATCTCGATTACTACGGCCGCGACTCGTTGCAGTTCTCGATGATGAACCTTGGCGTGCTGCCCCGGGACGGCGGCACCAGGCGCGTGGTCACGATGTCCTTGTGCGAGCAGAACCAGGCGTTCGACGAACCAATCTGGGAACGTGCCGACAAGCTGACAAGAATCATCGGCATCGACGCTGCGTACTCGGGCGTCGGCGGCGATCGCTGCGTAATGACGGACCTTACGTTCGGGCCGGATTCATCGGGGCGCATCGTGCTAGCATTCAGTGAGGCACCGATTGTTATCCCGGTTACCGCAGTCAAGGCGCAGCAGGCCGAAGAGCAGATTGCCGAGTACGTCTTGCTGTACTGCAAGCAGCGCAATATCTCACCGGAGCGTGTTGGGTTTGACTCCACAGGGCGCGGCACGCTCATGTCTGCGTTTGCTCGGTTGTGGTCCCCCGAGGTTGTTCCGATCGAGTTCGGTGGCCGGCCAAGCGAGCGCCCGGTGCGAAAGGGAGATCCCAAGACTGAACGAGAGGCCTACGGCAAGATGGTCACCGCGTTGTGGTATTCGTCGCGCCTGTTGATCGAATCCAAGCAGCTGCGGAAACTGCCCCGCGAAGTGGCCGAGGAAGGCGCGATGCGCGAGTGGGGTATCGCCCGCACCGGGTTGATCGACGTTGAGCCCAAGAACAAGACCAAGGAGCGCATGGGCCGGTCGCCTGACCTCTGGGATTCGTTCGTGGTCGCACTCGAAATGGCGCGCCGAAACGGTTTTGAGATTGCAGGCGGTCAGGGGGTTGGTATTGTCAAGCGACAGACACCAAAGTGGCTGACACGTCTGTCAGACAAGCGGCGCACGATGGCGTCTGAACATTCGCTAACCTATTCATAACCTTGTGGCCTCATTCAACAAAGTCATCCTGATCGGCAACCTCACCCGAGACATCGAACTCAAGTACCTCCCGAAGGGGACGGCGGTCTGCAACCTGAGCTTGGCGGTGAATCGCCGCTGGAAGACTGAATCCGGCGAGGAGAAGGAGGATGTTTACTTTGCTGAGTGCAAGGCGTTCGGGAAGCAGGCTGAAACGATCGCTCAGTACGTCAAAAAGGGTCACCCGCTGATGGTTGAGGGGCGCCTGACCCGTGAAGAGTGGGACGACAAGAAGACCGGCGAGAAGCGCTCTACCACTCGAATTATGATCGAGACCTTCCAGTTCCTGAAGGGACGCGATGAAGGTGCCGCGCCAGCCCCGCG